CCCGCAACGGTGGGCAGCATGAACTTGGGAACCTCGCGCATGGCATCCGGCCCGGCAACTTGCTGCACATCCAAGTAGCTCTGGACGTATCGCCGCGCATAGTCGTACCCACTGTGTTGCTGCGACCCCCCTTTGACCAACTGGCGTGTGCTGCCCACGACTCGGCCGCAGATGTGGCACCCAAAGTGCGTGTCAACACACCAATTGTGTACGGGGCACCGTTGTGCCCGCTGGCAGACCCCGCACTGACCAGTGCGGTTCGCCTCTCTGCCACATTCACACTGGCCTGTCACGAGGGCATTGAAGCGGGTCGCCCAATAGCTGTCAATGTTCTTCCCAGGGACGCAAACGAACCGCGGCGTGAAACTGTCGTCACGGACCATGCGCGCCAAAGTATCTTGGACCGTGATCCTCTCGGAGGCAACTGCAGCCATCGCTGCGACGTCGTTATTGTCGGGTATGACTTGCTGTTCCCTGGTTGCTGAACCCGCAAGGGTGGTAATGAGTGAGTAGTACGTGCCCACGTCTGGTTTGATCTCCAATTGGCGAGACATCCCGGGTACGCGCGTGCCAGCAGCAACATTGGCTGGTGTAGGGATCACCCGCCTCGTTCCTTGCAAAGTGGGCATGGCCGGCCGGCGCCTTCTCAAAGCCTGACACAGACACTGATTTGCGTAATCGGCGCAATGTGGGGCCGGTTGACGCGCAGAAACGCATGCTTGAGTGTGTGCCACTCTGTTGGACTGGTACCACCGCAAACGCCACGAAAAAGCGTTGTTGCCCTGGCCAAAGATCTTGGTGGTAATCTGGGTCTGCAGTAAGGGCTTAGTTATCAAACAAGAGCCCGTGAAATCATAGTAATCCTCCGCCGCGCGCAACCCAACAGACGTACGGAGGTCCAGCCCGTACCTGTCTATGGGTGAATCCCGAAGACCCATGTCCCAAAAAGGGAGGTGCGCTTGTAAGAACGAGCTCCACCTCTCGGAGTATTGGTACCACGCGACGCCCGGCCGGTAGCTGTTGGGCAAGGTGAGGGCAACATGCCCAGGGAGGCCGGGTGGCCCAGGCCAGAATTCGAGAAAGGCGTCAACAGTTTCCACATGAGGCTGGCCCTTGAGGTCCTGCAACGATTGAACGTCCAGCGCTGTCGACCCGAACGCCGTGTGTACCACAATAGAACGAGGGACGCACCCCGTATCCGAGCAAAAGTGCTTCATGAGGGAATTCATGCTCAGGGGGGAAAAGCTGATCGAATCGGAAATGGAAATTGTGGGTTCAATTCCCTTGACTTGGACTATGTAGTCCTGAAACAACTTGCGCGCGACAACGCCACAGAACAAACCTGATCCGTCTTCGTAGCGGTTGTACCCAGCGGGTATGGTGTACGAAACCGTGGTGTCCAGCTGTTGTCCGGTCTGGAGCGTGGAAGTGGCCGCAACCGCAACTGGGGCCAAATAGTCGGTGCGGACCACGCCCAACACTTGGCCGTCAGATGAAGAGGAAAATTTGTCGATCCGCGCTCGGAAATCTTGAAAGGACGTCTCTCCACTCGCCTTGGTGTAGGGCTGCAGAACTAAGCGAAAGTACTCTTGGTAATGGTTCAGTTGGAAGGTCAAGCTAGCCCGATAGTGCCGCAAATCCACGCGCGGACCAGTCAAGCGTGGGTCAACAACGACGGTCTCGGAGGTGGGTTTGTTCATATGAATCTGGGCGCGCTCTGAGTGGATCTCGAAAAGGGCTTGCAAAATTGGCTCAATCTGTGCTCGTGCGCCCGAATTCTGCGAGTATGCTGTCCATGCTCCCACTGCGTTCCGCATCTCGTAATCGACGACCAAAGTTGAAATGGTGGAGTGGGCCGCTTCGCCTATAACCTCCGGCCGCAGTGCTGCGTGGGTCTTGACTCGCTCCCCTAGTCCGCGAACGGCATGAAGAAACCCAGCCAAACAAGCAGAATGTTGACTCGTCGCTGCAATGATGATGT